CAACAACGGCTTGTTGAATGTATGCTTGAGTTAATAAATCAACGGCTTTTTTAGCATCTTCAGAAGTCTTAATTTGAGCGCCATACTCAGCATTTACTTCGCTTACTGCTTTTTTAACTGCATTTAAAGCCTCAGTTCTTTTTTTATCTGATAAAGTTTGATCCTCAGATATTGATATTAATTCTTGAAGTTTTAATCCTTGCTCTAAACCTTTTGCTTTTGCATCATCTAAACTCTTAGAAAATTTTTGATTTTCTTCTTCTGCTTTTTTTATTTGTTTTTCGTAAGCCTCAAACAAACCTACTGCCGCAGAAATCGCTAAAACAATACCTGCCGGTCCTGTAAATGCTCCGGCTAAACTTGAAATTGCATTTTTAAATCCACCTTCTTGTATTGATAATCTTGTAAGGGTATTCCCTAACATTGTTAGACCATTCAACCCCTGATTTAAACCCCCTGAAGCAAACTCACGAGTAACTCTATCCATTTGCCCAATCGCTCTAAAATTTTGAAACGATTGTTGAGTAACTGTATCTACTTGTATTCCATATTCGTATAAACCTTGCTTGGCAGTATCCATAGCACCGGTAAATCTCTTAATAGATTCAGTATCAAAATTATTTTTTAGCTTTTTTTCAAAGTAATCTAAATCATTTAAGAGCTTAATAATATCTGCTCTTGCATCTGCGCTATCGAACTGAAACTTGACCCCTAAGTATGAATTAAATTCTGCCATAATTATTTTAATTTATTCCGTATAGTGCCAAAGTTCGTGATAATTCTTCATTTGATAGCATAACCTCTTCCGGCTCATCAATATCATCTAATTGAGGTATATGCCAAAAGGCTTTTAATGATTTTGGGTGCTTATCTCCTGAGTTACTTAAATAAATAATATAGGCGAGGTTTCTTGTCCTCGCCCATTCATTAAGCTCCTTACGCTCTGTTCCCAAAACGATAATACTATAATCTTTCCAAGTCATTTCCCAAAATTCACTTGGCTTTATCCCACATTCAGCACCTTTAACTAAAATGTCATCCCAAGTTAGCGTTTTAAGGCTTTTTTTTTCTCGGTATCTTTTACATCAGTTACATCAACATTAATGGTAGATAAAATATATTTAAAATATTCTACCACTTGACCTTCACTAATATAAATAGAACCAATTTCATCAATCCAATCACAAACATCGATTTCAGTATAAACTATTTCTTCTTTATTAGTAAGACAAGCCGCCTTATATCCAATAAAAAATAATTTTACAATCTTATCAATGTCTTTTTGGGTATCTGCTAACGCTTCAAAATACTTTTCTAAAGTTAAATTGTAGGTTTGGCAAAACTCACGCATTGCCCAAGTACCCCATTTTAAATGGATTGTGTTGTTTTTCAGTTTTAATTCGTACATAGTTGGTTAGTTGTTATGCAGTTTTTGTTTGTGTTAATGGAGGATTTACTACTTCAAAAGTTGCAGTAAACTTAACGTCTTCTTTATCAGGAGCAGTTAAATCCCAAGCTGAAATAAATACTAAATCAGTTGCAGTTCCACCATAAACTACGTTACCACTTGCAGGAGCAGAAGGACCCATTTTGATTGCAAATTTAGTCTTAGCAACGTGCAAAGAATAAAGTAAATCGTAAGAATCTTTACTTGGAGTTCCTGTTTGGTCGATTGCAAAACCTTCAGCCTTAATTGATTGCTTAAAGTTTGGTCCTGGCTCGTAGTCATCCCCACATTTTGAAGATGCATCGATTACGTTGTTTGATGATGTGATTGCATTTGAAGTTAAACAAGCTACTACGCTATATGTGCCACTATTTGTAGCATCTGCGAATAATAAGTAACTTCTTGCTGATACTTTACTTTCTGACATTTTATTGAGTTTGTGTTATTGTTAAATTATATGTTAATAAGGTTCTAAAAACATTGTCTAATGGATTTAAGGCTTGTATATTTCTGATACCGGCAACACTTAAACTTGAGGCATTCCACCCTGTTGGAAGTGTAATATGAGTATCGGAATTTATAGCAGCTAAAATTTGATTAGATATAGCTTCCGAATCTTTAAAGCCAAAGTTAGCATTTTTTGTGACAATGTCTATCGTGAACACCAAAGTATTGGTATATCCGTTTTTGCCTTGAACTTGACTTGAAGTTCTGCCGGTTAAAATTAAATATTCATTACCTGCCGTATCGGGAGCAATGCCATCATAAACTCCTAAGCCTGTTGCAGAAACTAAATTGGTATAAAACCATTTTTTTATATCGACATTAGGATTATACATTGTTTATTAATGTTTTTATTTTAGCTATTAATTGTTCTTTTTGCATCTCAAAGTTAGGAATTAAATATGGTTGAGCATTCATTCCGGCTACTGATTTACTGCCCTTAAATTGCATTGCATACTCATCCCAACCCGAAGGAATAGATACTTTTGCTCCTGTCCCAAATTCTACATAAGGGGCGTATTCAACCCTCGTTGAAACTTCCCACCCTTTGCCGTTTTCATTTTCAAATGGTTCAGTATGTATTGATCCTCTTAAAATACTCATATCCACAGGGCAATCTATTTTAGCGCCGGTTTCGGTATTTAATGCAGCTTCTTTTACTGCATTATTTAAACCATTTTCAACCTTTTCGCTATATGCTCTTAAGTCGCCAATAAGTTTATCAATCCCAAAAACTTGTATTCCGTTAGCCATAAAAATTGATTTCTAAGAATCTATGAGCATTATCTACATCGTTAATAGATTGGATTGTGTACATTTTACCTTCAACAAATACTTGATATTCTTCGTTGATTGCTATTCCATAACGAATATACATTTTAGCATCTTGGTAATATGTTTTCTCATCTTCCAATAAAGTTCTTATGCTTCTTGCCGGTCTAAAATCGCACCAAACCTCGCCTACATTTTGGAAAACAGTTTGATACCCACCTTCCCCATCAGGGAAAGATGATGCTTGATATAAAACCGCTCTACGAGTCATCGTAGATGAGTTTACATTTTTATTCTTTTTTTGACCTATCTGCATTTTATAAAATTGGACTTGTTCTTGTATATCTTTGACACGCTCTCCAAGCCTTTTGACAAACGCCTGTTTGGTCGTATCTTTCTACATCAGCTCCTCTATTCTCGTAATCAAAGTCTATTTGGTCAAGAATAGCCACTTTTAAGTCTTTTGGGACACTATCAAATCCACTTATATATAAAGCGTACATCATAGTATAGGTTGGCTGATAAAGGCTTGGATATTGACCGCCTAAAAGTTTATAATTACTGGCAGTTATTTCAGCATCATCTTGATTATATAAAGAAAATGAAGTTGGGTCCATTGGTCCCCAAGGCAAAGAAATATCTCCCGCCGGATTATCAAACCATACTTGAACGCTTTTTTTAATAATACACAAACCTGTTGCTTTTTCTATTGCTTGTCTTGCTTGAGTTATTAAATCAGTTATTAAATCGTTATCGGCATCAGTTGAAACACGACAATAATTTTTAGCTTCTGCAAGGGTTACTGGCTCAACAACTGTTCCTTGATCTATTAATTTATAATCTCTAACGTAATTATAGAAAGACATATTCTTTTTTTACAAATTTACAATAATAATAATAAAAAACCCCCACCGATAAAAGTGAGGGTAATTTTATTTATTTTAAACCTTGTGATTAGTTTAAAGAAGCATAAATTGCTGAATTTGGTAACATTAAGTTGATTGCCTCATAGCACTCAATTCTTGCAGTTACTAAGTTCTTTTGGAAGTTATCACTATCCTCATAAGCGAACTCAATTGCAATTCCTTCTACTTCGATTCTCTCGATGTAGTCAGCATCAATTACTAATGCTTTGTTATCAGTAACCCAAGTTGCAGAAACAACAGGAACACCCCAAATAGTGATGTCGCCACCTGTTCCAACTTGTACGCTACCTGAACCAACGTAGTAACCGCTATTGATTGTGTCAATCAAAATACGAGCTTGTTGAGCAGGAGATACTAAGATGAAAGATGGGTTAAAGTTTGCAGCCTTTTGATTAGCGATTAATTGTACTAATTGCTTTAAATCAACTGTTTCAGTCATTGTAGTAACACCTGTTGCAGCAGCAGAAACTGTACCGAAGAAAGAAGCGTTTTCAGCTTTGAAGAAATCTCTCTGTAATAATCTTGGTAAAGTTTGACTTAAGAAAGGTAATGAACGCATCATTTGCTTAGAGAAACGAGAGAAACCTGCGATATAAGAGTTTACCATCTTAGTTTCAGTCAAGTTGTAATCGTTAGAACCTTTAGCAGCACCTTCAGTTTGAATAGCGATGTTATTAGTTTCTCCTGTGTTTTCTTTGAAGAAAGTATAAAGACCTGTTGCAGAACGTACAGTAGGCACTAAATCACGGAAGTTTACTAATTGAGCTGGTTGTAACGCTTGTCTTGGAGAGTAAGTCATTACAGGGTCGCCGGTTACGTTACCTGCGATTGTCATTGTTTTAGCTTCAGGCATTTCCAAACGGAACTTACCACCTTTTTTCAAAGTTTGTTCAGCTTCTTCCATACGACCTTCCATTTTCTCTTCTACTAATTGAGAAAGAGATTTTGCTTCAGTTGAAGCAGCTTTCTTTTGAGCAGCAGTTGCAGCATCAAATTGCTTTTGCATTTCGTCTTTTACGACTTTGATTTCGCTTTTTACAGCGTCAATGTTAGCAGTAACGTCAGCCTTTAAGCCTTTTACGTTCTCAGCCATTTCATTGATTAATTCTAAATTTTCCATTTTTACTTTTTAAATAGATTATTAAATTGTTTAATTGCTTTGAGAACTTCCGCATCCTCACTAACTACCGGCTCAACTGCGGTTGCGGGTTGAGTGTTGTTTGTTAGAATATCTTGTATTCTCTTTATTTCTAACTCTAAAGATTTGAATGTAGCATCGGTATATTTACCATTGCTAATTGCTTTCAAAAGAGCATCTAAACGCAAAGATAATGATTCCTCGCTTTTAAATCCTAAAGTTGGAGTTTCAGGATTTGCACCCCAAAGAACTGCCGAACCTTCGTAAAGTTTTAATTCGCTAATCGTTCTAATTCCGTTTTTAGCTTCGTTAGATTTGATTGTAGAAAATCCAATTGAGTGCTGATTGATTAAACCCGCATCATAAAGTTTAATAATATCTTCTCCAGCGTGAGTAGGAACTATTTGAGTAACTGCTACTAACTTATCGCCATCTACATAAAGTTCACTTGGCTTTCCTATAACGTGGTGCATATCTGCTTTGTGGTCAATCAAAGAAAAAATCATATTCTTTGCCTTTGGTCCACGCTCTTGGATTGTTTTAGTGAATGCTTCAGGTACGATAATATCGCCGTCTAAATCAACATTGTTCATTCTTGACCATACTGCCTTTACTGTTCTTGTTTTAGGAGATACGTCAAGTATTGAATCGTTAATATCTTTTAATTGAATTTTGCTCATAGAACAAAGTTATTATTTTTATTGTAATGCTTGAATGATATGAGTATAAATATCGTTGTTGTGTGAATCGGTTAATAATCTCCATATCTGCCCAACATCTCCTTGAGGCGGTTCATCTTGATAAGTTATATAATCTCCGTTGTTATTTTTTACAACTTTATATCCGATTGTGCAACGACAATTACAAGTATTAGCCGCCGAAGCCGTAGGGTCGCAAGGATGAAGCATTAATTCAGTACCATCAACTCCAAATACTTCAAATCTTTCATCCATAGGCACTTCAACTAAGTTCATATGCAAATGGTCGGTTTTATCCGGTGGTATTCTTCTTGTTCTTGCATCTAAAGTTGAAATCCAAATCTTATTTGTTTTTAATCCTGTACTAACTGCACCAATCATTGAACCTACATTGGCAGCTCTGCCGGTTTCAGTTCTTGCTATTAATTCGGCACGATAGTTGGTTATTCCTGATTGCTTTAATTCTTTAATTGTTTGTTGCAATGGCTTCCCTTCTAAAATACCTTTTTTTAAAAATCTTTGGATTTGTTCTTTTGTTGTATTCGTTATTTCTTCGACTAATTGACTTAATCCTTTAAGGTCCAGGTAACGAGTGATAACATTTTGCCATAAATCAGTAAGCCAACCCTTTTGCTCTATTACTAAAATGGCATTCTTGGTCTTTTTTAGGCTTTTGTAGGACATTTCAGCCGTTTTAGTACCCATTGCTATATGAAGCGAGTAAAGTGTCTTTTTTAAGCCTTTGCTTGAGATTGCGTTTAAATCTTGGGTACGACAAAACTCATCCACCTGTTTTTGCAATTCTTTTTTGAATTGAGGAGAATAAGTTTTTAATCCTTGAGTATACAATTTCTTGTATTGGGAGTTCATTATTTATTTAATGAAAGTAAATAGATTGTTTCTGCGAACAATTGAGCAATCTCATCTACTTGATTTTGAATCCAAGTTTCTTGGTAAATATCTTTTCTATCCTCTTGTATTTCTGCATAACACGCTTGGAAGTATGCAGTTATTTGTTCAGGACTTTCGTAGTTCATTGGTGGAGCAACTACATAATCAGTAGGTCTGCCATAGATTCCTGAAGTGCTTTCTACTAAACCATCAATTAATTCTAAAACTTCATCGTAGAAATTATTTAACGCTTTATGAACTGAATAAGAAGTTGTTTGATGATGCCATACAATTGATTGCTCAAATGATGATTTTAAATAACTTACAAAATCTGCAAAGTTATCTTGAGGAGTGCCTTCGTTTGGTTCGTTTGTTGGCTCTACTTGCTCGATAGGCTCATTCATTTCAATATCATCAAAAGCCTTTTCAGCAGTTAAATTTTTAAATTCTGCTTCTAATTGGCTTATTTGCTTTTCTAAATCTTTCATTTATTTATTATTTAAAAGTTCTTCTAAATTTTTTGGTGCTTGAATAGGAATGAACTCATCCGTAGGAGTTAAATTATTTGGTACGTACAACTTTTCAAGTTCTGCCTGGTCCACATAATCAGGTATTTCAATACCCATTTGCTCATACTTTTGTTTTGGAGTAAGCCACCAAGCATTTGCCAACCAAGAAACTTGGTCGTTTTTATTAGCATCTAATTCTCTATAAACTGATAAGTCAAAATCTATATAAACATTTTCTCCTTTATAACCCCAATCAGTATGTATTTTACGATTAAAGTTATCTCTTAATGAAATCAATAAAGGAATAGCACAACGAGTCGTTAATGCTTTTTCTCCTTCCATTTGATTGTTGTAAGTCTTATTAGTAGAATCGTTTAAAAGTTGTGCCGGTACTCCGTAAATATTACATAAAGCCACCATATCCCATTTCTCACTTTCAATAATTCCTAATTCAACAGGACTTAACCCGATTTCTTTCCAATCTACTTTATAACCTGAAACTGCTATTTGGTTAAAGTTTTGGCTTCCGGCTTTTTCGCTAACTGATTTCTTTAAAGCTGCCGCTTGGTCACCACCACTTATTGGATCAAATCTGTCGTCATTCATAAACAATACTCCCGCAGGTCCACCATTTTGGAATGCAGAAACCGCCGCAGTCTTAGCTTCGTTTGAACGTGTTAAAGTTCGTGAAGCTGCCTTTAATGGAGATTGTCCGTAGAGCTGATTTCCGGTAATATTCCATTGTGGATTGAAGTATTTGTCGTGAAGGATTTCTTTTGTATCAAAACTCCATAATTTACCATAGTATAATTGATATCCCACCCTTGTTGGAGGGAATACCTCAACATCTGCTTTAATTGCCATAAACTGGCTTGGGAGTGCGTAGAGTTGAAATGGCTTGTCTTTGTTTGCTCCTGCTTCAATAAGTTTTCCATAAATAAAAGAATTTCCTGTTATTAATTTAAACGCACACCATTGTTCAACTAAATCGGACCAAGTATCTTCTTCGTTAGGGAACTGTAATAATTCATTTAAGCGAGTATCGCCTTCATATATTTCAAACGCTTTTTTATGTAAGTCTTTTATCTCTTTCCAATTCTCAATCTTGTCTGGACTTGCCATTAAAGCCTTATATCTTTTTGCAGCTACGGGGTCTATTTCTTTATAAACGTGAAATGGAGCAATCTTTGCTTTTTCACTAATTAATCTTACAATAGAGTAAACAATATCATTTCCAACATATCCATCATTAACGTAGCTTTGAGCATCAGCTCCTTGCCAAGTTACGATACCCCTTTCAATGCTTACCATTGAACCTAATGGTCCACGAGAAGGTAAAACTGATTGTAAAGGTTTGGATGCCGGTGATTTTGCTTTTAATAGAAAATCAAATAATCCCATATATGTACATTTAAGTTCAAAGTTAGTAAAAATATGCTACCAAACTGCCACCTGAAATTTAGGAGCAGTTAAATGAGTAAATACTGCATACCTACAAGCATCCATAGCATCATCATTTGCCTTAACAGGTTCTTCTATTACATTGTCGTTTTTATCCTTCTTCCACTTATAAGACATAAATTCACGCTTCAAATTTTGACTATTGTAATGAATATTTATAGGATATGATTTCATTTTAACAATACCCGCCCATACATCTTTTTGAGCAGGTTTAATATTAAATCCTTGCCTATAAAGTTCCTCAATTGATTTTGGTTCGGCAGCATCTGCGTAAATTGTTGCTCTGTCAGGTATTTTTTCCTTTATTAATCTTGTCAAGTCGGATAGCGTTAAACCGCTTTGATAAATAATCTCTTCAAAATAATTCTGCCCTTCGTGATGAGTTACTTTAACTAAAACTGCGGGGTGTACATATCCAAAGTCTAATCCATAGAACACATCTCCGCTTGGTGCTTCATCATATTGCTTCCATTGCGTATAAATTAATTCTTTTGCTGCTCCTCTTTCGCCTAATCCATAAACCTTCCACATAAAGTCATCGGGCAAATCCTTGTATTGCTCAATATTTTTTATTTGACTTTCCGTCAAGTTAGATATGTTGTTTAAATATGTTGAGTGTATTCTTTTGTTTTTAGGCTCATCGGCTACCTCGTAAACCCAAGATACAAAATCGGCAGGGTTCCAATCCAAAAAGGTTTGACCTGTTGTTCTCATTAACAATTGGTCGTATAGGGTTTTTTTAATTAGGTTGGCTTCGTTTATAAATAAAATATCTCTTGCCGGTCCACGTGCTTTGCCTTCGTCTTCTAATCCAAATAATTCAATATAAGAACCATTATCAAACGTAAATATAAAATCGGAATAGCTAAACTTTTTTTCATCCCATAGCTGCCAATCTTCCATTATTTTTCTAAAATCCCTGTAAACCCCTCTTTTAATGTGCGGAAGCGAATGCGATACTATTGAAATTCTAATTCTTTCAGTTGATAAAGCAATCCATACTAAAAGCTGAACAACTGAATACGACTTGCTTGAACGAGTGCCACCCTCGTTGCAAATAACAGGATATCCTTCCTCATATGCTTTTTTGTTAGCATAAAATACGGGAGTAACTTTAATCTTTAATTGGTTCGCAATTTGCATCAGGTTCTATTACTATTTGAATGTTCCCTTGAATATTTGCATTAATATCGGTAGTTTGCTTTGATTTTCCCTCAAGTCTATCCAATAACTCTTGATATGCTCTAATATCGCCTTTCATAGCCTTTGCTATTATCTTCATATCCAATTGCTCGGCAATCGAAAATTCTTCCATTTCGCCGGTAACAGGGTTTTTGGTTGTTGTAACCAATTCCAATAATCTCAAAAGTCTTGTTTTGCTATTTGGTATTCCTTTTGGTCGGCCGGCAGGATTGCCTGATTTGCCTTTTTGAAATGGAACTAAATTTTCGTTATTCATCTTTTTTATTATTAAAGTGTGCATTATATTCCTTGTCAGAAGCGGTATCAAGGCTTTGCTTTCTTTTAACTAAAGTTTTTAAATGCTCTGGGTCTAATCTTTTAAATTCTCTCTCTTTTTTCTTTTTTCTAATTCTATTTAACTCCTCATTAACCGAATCACATCTCCACATTTGCTCAAGCGAATAATATACTATTGTATATCGATATGCCTCTTCATTTTCTTTTTCAAAGTTAGTTACTCCGTGTAAAATACTTTGGCCATCAAAAACTGATAGGGTATTATCATCTATTTCAAGCTTAATATTATATTCAGGAAAAACAAGCCTCCCTCCTTTCATACCTTTTTTAAAGGCAACCATATTTGACAATACCCCTTTAAAATTTCCGGCGTCGTGATGGTATTTTAAAGGATTATCTTTATTTACGATACCACTTGTAAATGGAGTGCCATCTATCATCCATTCCCCTAATATTTTTTCTTTAACAATGTTTTCGTGAATTTCAAATATTTCAGGAAAATATTGCCTATAATATTCTGTTAGCTTTTTAGCGTATTCTGTAATAAAATAGTGCTGCTTTGGAAAATTATTAATCATACTTGTTGAGCTGCAAAAGTCTTGCCTCATAGTAACCTTTGGTCTATATCCAAAAATTGCCGATTGGCTTTTTAATCCTCTTGAGCGAACTCCGGTTGTATATTTAATATTTTTTACTGCCCATCTTAAAGCATCGGTATCGTTTTTTAATTTAACATATAATATTCTTGGAATACCATTTTCAGTAATTAAACAATCATAGTTTATAAGTTGCACAGCATCAGAATCTAATGCAGTTCTTTTTTTAAATTGAGATAGCTCAACTTGCTTCGGTTTGATTTCTAATATTTTCATTTTTTTATTATTATATGACTTCCCGATGGGTGATTTGGCTTTTCTTTTATTTCAATGCTTCTTGGATATAATGCCTTTATAATATTAATATCCTTTATTTTATCATCTATTCTTTCATTAATACTTCCAAGTCCGCCTTTTTCATATCTTTTAAAGTCTAAAAAAGTATAGTTTATAATTAAATTATACTTGTATTTTTTTTTGTGATATATGGTAGCGTAATAGTCCGGTATTGTATTTATTTCATTATGGAATCTAAATGAAGTTTTTTTAATTGCAAAGCATCTACCATCAACTAAACCTGAATATGAAAAATTATTTTTAAAATAAAAGGAATTGCCGGTATTGTTTAGCCCTATTAATTTAATACCGCTCTGTTCGGCTATTGGTATAATATTTATAAGCTCATTAATTGGAAACATTGTATCACATTCAACAAACTTGCTATCTTTTATTTTTTTTGCACCTATGCAATCATCGCTCATAAATATTCCCCACTCATCATATTCGAGCATATCCAAGCCAAAATTAAAATTGTTTTGTATTCCTTTTGGCTGATTTGTTTCAATCAAAGTTCCTTTTGGACCAATGCAATTAAATTTATCTTTATTATTATGGCATAAAACAAAATGCTCAATATCAATCATTTTTGAAGTTGTAGCGGTTTCGTATCTATCATAATACATTAAAAATATCTTCATTATTTTTCGTATTTTTCAAGCAACAATAAAAGAACTTGGCTATTATCTTCAAGGTCATTTGCCTTTGCAATCGCATCTAATCTGCGCATTGTTGGTTCAAAATTTTCATTCTCAAAATAAAGAACGATTTGCTTTATATTGTTATTTAGGTATTTATCAAGGGCATTTCCTAATAAGTCCTTGTCAATTTCAGGCTCTTCATCATTATCTAAATGAAAAACAGGAACATCTAAACCCCATTCTGATAATAGTTCGCTATCCCATTCGTTTGCCAATAAATCCCAATCCCATTCTCCATAGCCTACATTGTCTTTAACAATAAATTCTCGTTGTTGTTCCTCTGATAATCCTTTAGCAACTTTAACCGGCACATCGGTTAATCCGGCTTCAATACAAGCCTTTAATCGCATATTTCCGCCTAATACTACACAGTTTTCATCTATAACAATAGGTCTTAGCTCAAGCATTTGCGGAAAGTCCTGAATTGATTTAACAAGTTGTTTAAACTTGCTATCCTTAATAATTCTTGGATTGTTTGGGTTGGGTTTAATTTGTGTTATTTTCATAGGTTAATTTTATCTGCCCTGACCTCTATATTTTTTAGGTTTAGGACTATGTTTATTATATGATTTTTTAGCGTTGTTTTTTTTCTTTTTGCCGAAGCTAACCTTGCCGTTACTGCTTAATTTTGCCATAATATTCTTTTATATAATCAGCCACAAAGTTAAAGGCTTCTTCTTTAGTTTCTCCATATACGAAATGATTTATTCCCTCAATTACAAAAGTGTAGCCAAAATATCCGTTTACTGGCTTTACTTCTTTTATTGTTTCGTATATGTTATTTATATTTTTCAATTATTTCTTCCAATTCGCTTCTTGACCATTTCTTAGTTACTCTTGCATTTGCTTCAAGCCATTCAACCATATCTAAGCCAATTTTGTCGATTAGGTTTCTGCGATAGCCTATTAAATGGAATTGGTCAAACCCATTACAACCTTTGCACTCTCCGTTTACGTTGTATTCGTTAAACCTTAAGGCTGACCCATTCTTTACAGGAACATAATGCCCTGCATCCATAACTTCGTGTCCTTTTACTTGACCACAACTAATGCAAGTAAAAAATCCTTCTTCGTTATCTCGGTATCTAATATATCGGTTAAATATATGTTGAGCCTTTGCCGTTAATTTAGGGAGCGTTAATGTTGCCATATTACAAAATTAGGGATTAACTTGTACACGAGCAATTAAATGCCGGATTGAGGCTATCTAAATCTTGCCCCTTAAATAAATTGTTTTCTGCCATCATTAGCAAATGCTTGTATGTTGTATCTTGAAAGTAAGTATGCCCCCCCCCTTAACTTTGCTTAATTCCTCATCTTCAATCCATTCTTTAGCAAGTTCAGGATAAGACCTAAGAATATTTATTATCGCATTTTTACCTTTTAAAAAGCATAAAGTACAATTACCTAAAATTGCAGGAATTTCTAAAGTATAAGGTTTATTCTTCCAATATTCATTTACATAGGCTTTATCTATTCCGGCTTCAAATAAAGGAAATTTTGGATGTATGTATGCTTGTCTTTGCTCATACCCTTTTACTCTTCTTTCTTCATCTGCCCTAAATCCTACTAACCATTCATAGTTTTGTTTGCCATAATTTGCCCTTAACCACCTTTTAGCCGTTTTTATTTTTAATTCAATAGTACAGGAACGCTTAACTCTATTTGGTATATGATTCCATTTATTATGCTCTAACATTCCTCTAAATCCACCCTCATATTGAATACGAATTATAGGTATATTTTCAAATGCTTCAAAATCATTTATAAACTTATATGTCTTGGGGTGTTCTCTGCCGGTATCAGCAAATATAACTAAGTCGCCTGGTCTATAATTTAATATAGTCATTAAAGCACTTGTTTTGCCCC